GTCGCGAATTACCCGCGAGCAAGTTATCCACAGGAGTACCTTTGATAGGGTCATACGGCGGTCGCCATCGCCCGTTTTAATGCCTCTTGAAACCGTCTATCAAATTTGCTGGAGACAACACCTTTGGCAATCCTCTGAACGGGAAGGATTGGTTTATATCGAGCCGAGTCCACATAAAAACCCATTGGCTCTACAACACCCTTAGTTGGTCGGTAATAGATACCGGGGGTCTTGCCCTCTCTTTTCCCCGCAGTAAAGTATTTGCCCTTGCCCTCTATCATTGCCTTGCGTCTTGCCCGAGGAACATTGCCGTATTGATTCTTTGGTGCTTTGTCGGAGGGAACGAAGATTGCCGTTTGCTTTGGCAACCTTGTCCCGCCTTCTATCTGAAACTTTAGATAGGATTTCTGTATCTCCGCAGGTTCAACGATAACAGTCAGGTTGCGTTTGTTTGCACGATTCTGTCTTGGGATGAACCGATAGGCGCGCATGGTGAACGGCGTGGGGTTATCCAGTTTGTTTTCCATTTGCGCCGTGATTGCGTTTGCTACATCTTGCCCAACATTGTTTAAGGCCATAGAAGCCGCAAACGGAACTTGTTCGCGTTGTGCGTATGACAACTTGCGACTAAGTTCTCTCAGGTCTGCGGAAACATTTATTCTCATTGATTGACCTTATATACATATTGCATCTTCCCACCTGCCTTTGCTACTTTGGTAGGTTTCTTCTCCCGCACGATTTTTCCTGTGCCGACCATCTTGCACAGAGTCACCTTCGCAGATGTCAACTTGATTCCAAGTTTCTCTGCGATTTCATTTGAATCTAAGTCAGGAGATACCGCAAGCAGTTCTGAGATTTGATTCCGAATAGACATATAGCCTCCGTTTATTGTTAACAACAACAGTTTAGTTTGTTTACATGAACAATGTCAAATGGTAGCGGGACTAGGACTCGAACCTAGAACTCAGCCGTATGAGAGCCGTGTGATGCCTTTTCACCATCCCGCGTCAGGAAACATTCTTCACCGCACAAACCCACCTGTTGTCTGCCTTATGCCAACCATGAACTTTTATTGTCCAATTGGCCTTCCTTATAGCCGAGATGAACTCGGAGTCCTCTATCTTTCTAATCCTTGCGCTCATGTTCGACTTGGAGGTTGTCTGAACTCCAAGTGTTTCCCCATCCCGAATGGCAACAATATCTATGAACCCGAACAGGTCTTTGCGGATATTGGCTCCGGGTATCCACTTCTCCACAACCTCGGCGATATACCCATCCGCACGAAGTTTCTTTAGGGAGAGTTGGGTAGGACTGTAAGCCATTACTTGATGACCAACTTTTTGTTCTCAATCAGATATTGCATTCCGTTTATAAAGGAACGGTTCCAAAAGTCTCGGCGTTCTTCTCTGCTCAACTGTTTTCCTTGGTCAAGTATGTAATGACATCCCCAACATAAGGGAGCAACCAAAGCATCGGAAACCTTTATGCCCATTCCCTTGCCTTCGTTCCGATGAGCCGCGATAACAGTTCCATCATCTACGCCGCAGTTTCCGCATGGGCACTCTCTCATTAACTCCAGCAGTTTCTTGTTTCTGAACAATTCGACTCTTTCTCAAACAAACAGTTGTGCAATCACAATGTTTCCCGCCCTGCCAATCGTACGCTTTCCCGTACTGTTCAGAGTAAACTTTGCGGAGATATTTACACCACTCCCTTTGAAACATTCGGGTCTTGCAACCCTCACACTTCAAGTTATAAGTATATCCCTCCCTTTC